GAAAAGCAACAAGCTTTTAAGGGTATCGAAGACAGAGGAAATGTTGGTAATCCAAATGCTGCAAATGAAAAATTTAATGCTAATGCTCAAGCTACTGGTATAGAGCATAATAGATCTACTCAAATGAGTTTTAAAGAGGATACAACTAAACAATATTCAGTTGGTATTCAAGATCTAGATGAAGCAGTTTTTTATTATTTCCAAAATGTAATAAAACCATTTGTAATGCAAAATGGTACAAGAAGAGAAGTACCAGTAATTTATGGTGCTCCAGAAAGATGGAAATCATTTCAAAGAGATGGGTATTATAGAGACAAACAAGGTGCAATTATGTTACCTATTATTGTAATAAAAAGAGATACTGTAACTAAAGATAGATCTGTTGCAAATAAATTAGATGCTAATTCTCCTAATTTATATGGTGTATGGCAAAAAAGTTATAGTTCTAAAAACTTTTATGATAATTTTTATACATTAAATAATAGAAAACCAGTAGATGTTTTTCATGCTGTTGCTCAACCTGATTATGTAACATTAGAATATAGTTGTTTAATACAAACTTACTATATGTCTCAATTAAATAAAATTATTGAAGCATGTGAATATGCTTCTGATGCATATTGGGGTAATCCAGAAAGATTTAAATTTAGAGCTTTTATAGATTCTTTCACTACCGCAACTGAATTAGTACAAAACCAAGATAGATTAGTTAAAGGTACTTTTGGAATAAGATTAAGAGGATACATAATACCTGATACAATTCAAAAGGAACTTAATTCCTTAAAAAAATATAATTCTAAAGCAAAAGTTACTATTACTAATGAAGTTGTACGTGATATGAGAGATATAGAATCATTAAGAAATCCTACAACAAACGGTAGAAAAAGGAATTAATTTTAATGGTTTTTTGATATATTTATAACCAAATATAAAATATTATGTCAAATAAGTTATCGCAAGAAGAAGTTTCATTATTAAATAGTTACCAAGCAAAAAATAATGAGATAATATTTGGTTTAGGAAACATCGAATTAAATAAGATGATTCAAGCTGAACAAAAAGAGGAGTTATTTAAAGAATTTAGAAAACTCCAACAAGAACAAAATACTACCGCTAAAGAATTAGAAGAAAAATACGGTAGTGGTAATATAGATTTAAAAACAGGAGAAATAGTTCCAATAAAGTAAATTTTTGAAATAATTTCTCATATTTATAACAAAATAAATAACAAAATATTTAATATAAGAAAATGGCAGAAACATTAATATCTCCAGGTGTATTAGCAAGAGAAAATGATCAATCATTTATCCAGCAAAATCCCGTCGAATTTGGTGCCGCTATTATAGGTCCCGCTGTTAAAGGCCCGGTTGAAATTCCTACACTAGTTACTTCTTTTAGTGAATACCAAGCAGTATTTGGTACAACTGTAGAAAGTGCTTCTAGAGAGTATGGATACTTAACTGCTGCCGCAGCAAATAACTATTTTAGACAAGGTGGCACATCACTTTTAGTTACTAGAGTTACTCATGGTGAATTTACTTCCGCATATACTTCAGGAAGTACAGCAGGAGCTAACAACTCAGGTATTTTAAACACAGCAACTTCAGAATCATTACAAATCCAAACAATTTCAGAAGGAGCTATAATGAATAACTACCAATCAGATGATTCAGCAGGTGGTACATTAGATTCAGGTTCATTAGATAACGTCAGATGGGAAGTATCTGGTGTTAATACTGGTTCAGGTACTTTCTCTATAATCGTAAGACAAGGTAATGATACTAGTAATCAAAAATCAATATTAGAAACTTGGAACGAATTATCTCTTGATCCGTTTGCTGCCAACTATATCGAGAAAGTAATTGGAAACCAAACTTTTAATATTAGACAAGATGGTACTGATTTTTATGTACAAGCTTCTGGAAGCTATGTAAATAAAAGTAAATATATTACTGTTAAACAAGTATTACATCCAACACCTAATTTCTTTACTAATAATGGTGCTGTTTCAAGTGGTTCATTTGATGGTGTTTTAACATCTTATAAAGAATTTATCCCAGTAGCAAGTTCAGGTTCATTTGCAGCCGCTACAGGATATAATGTTCAAGCTGCAACATCACCAATGAAATTTAATCAAGATATTAGCAATACTAATATTCAAGGTTTAACTGCTACAGATTATTCACAATCAATTTCATTATTAAATAATCAAGATGAATATAACTTTAATGTTATAGTAGCTCCAGGATTAATTGCTGATTCAACTTAATTCTTTAGTTTCATTAGCAGAAAATAGACAAGATTGTATAGCAGTAATTGATGTTTCAAAATATGGAAGCACAGTAGCTGCAACAGTTAATAGTTCAACAGCATTTGATTCAAGTTATGCTGCTACTTATTGGCCTTGGTTACAATCAATTGATCCTACTAGTGGTCAGACAGTTTGGTCGCCAGCTTCAGCGTTTATACCGGGTGTATATTCATTCACTGATGCTTCATCGGAACCATGGTTTGCTCCAGCAGGTTTAATTAGAGGTGCGCTAGGTAACGTAATTAGAGCTGAGAGAAAATTAACATCAGGTAATAGAGATACTTTATATAGTGCAAATGTAAACCCAATAGCTACATTCCCAGGAAGAGGAGTTGTAGTATTTGGACAGAAAACATTACAAGTTAGAGCAAGTGCTTTAGATAGAGTAAATGTTAGAAGATTATTAATTACATTAAAAAGCTTCATAACACAAGTATCAGATAACTTAGTATTTGAACAAAATACAATAGCTACAAGAAATAATTTCTTAAGCCAAGTTAACCCATACTTAGAATCAGTACAACAAAGACAAGGATTATACGCGTTTAAAGTTGTAATGAATGAAACTAACAATACACCAGATGTAATTGATAGAAATGAATTAGTTGGTGCAATTTATTTACAACCTACTAAAACAGCTGAATTTATAATATTGGATTTCAACGTACTGCCAACAGGAGTTGAATTCCCAGCGTAAAAAAATAAAAATAGAATATTTATAACAAGAATAATAATTAGATAAAATGGCAATATTAGACCCAAACGAAATATTTTACACAGCTTTTGAGCCAAAGCAACAAAATAGATTTATCTTATATGTTGATGGGATTCCTTCTTACCAAATAAAAGGAGTTGGAGCTGTATCATTAACTCAAGGAACAGTTCAATTAAACCATATTAACGTTGCAAGATACGTTAAAGGTAAAACTCTTTGGAATACAATTTCAATGACATTATTTGATCCTATTACACCGTCAGGAGCTCAAGCGGTAATGGAATGGGTTAGATTACACCACGAATCAGTAACTGGTAGAGATGGTTATAGTGATTTCTATAAAAAAGATCTTACATTCAATGTATTAGGACCAGTAGGTGATATAGTATCTGAATGGATCATTAAAGGAGCTTTAATTACAGAAGCTGGATTTGGTGATTATAACTGGGATAATGAAAATGCTGCACAAGAATTATCATTAACTGTACAACCAGATTATTGTATCTTAAACTTCTAATACAAGTTTAAAGAAATATTAAAAATAGCTTGGCTTTGCCAAGCTTTTTTTTTATATTGATATGTATTAACAAACGTTATTAAATAAAGACTATGGCTGAATTTAAATTCCCCACTGAAGAGATAGACTTACCTTCAAAAGGAAAAGTATATCCAAAAGAAAACCCATTATCTTCTGGGAAAGTAGAAATGAAATATATGACTGCTAAAGAAGAAGATATTATAACAACTCCAAGTCTTATAAAACAAGGTGTTGTATTAGATAGATTATTTCAAGCACTTATTGTAGGTAATGGTGAAGGACAAAAAATTAAATATGGTGATTTATTACATGGCGATAAAAATGCAATAATGATAGCAGCTAGAGTATTAGGATATGGTAAAGATTATGAATTTTCAGTAACAGCACCATCTGGTGAAAA